GATGTTTAAATCTATGCAAAAATGGGTATAACCAACGTACACATTATCTTCTACAAAACCACAACTTTTAAGTAGACTATACAGTTTATATCTACTCTTAATTTCCGTTAATTCGTACAATTCTACAACGTCACCATTATAATCAATTATACTATTAAGAATATTGTACTTTTGCATATTACCAGTATTGGTTGCTTTAGATATCAATCGTTTCATAAATTGAACATCAATATCACCATTTTTTAGTGATTTTATCAGTTTCCAGTAATAGCATTTATCGACAAATTTCGAATCTTTAAGCTGTAATTTTATCATGTTTTCGAGTACAACACTATCGTCACTTTGAATATTTTCACGTATTTCAATAATATTCTTTAAAGACTTACTAACATTACTAATATTTAAGTTTAATTGATCTAACTTATTCAATTCTAAATATTGACGTAATGCAATTTTATCATTTTCTTTATTAGCTTTTTGTATAGTTTTATTGTATCTACCTAATAAGCTACCGTCAGCTTTACCATCAACTAATAACGGTTCATGCTCAAAGTGATAAGTTAATAAATGTTCAAATGCATCTTTATGTGATTTCTCTAATATATTCTTAAATACATCAATCAATATACTAAGTTTTCCTAATTTCGATATGTTCGGATTACCGTAATCATCATATTCAAACAGGTTGTTTTGTTCTACGTTCTTGCCAATTTTTGAGATATAATCGTCACGCAATTCCGCATAAGAAATTGGTAAATATTTTTTTACATTCTTCACGTGGTAGTGTATTTGTTTAGCTTTACGTGTTCGCTTAATCATTTGCAAACTTGAAATTACATCTGAACTTCGTGAGCTATCATAGTGAAAGTGTTTGTCAACCAAATTCAAATTGGATACACCGACCGTCAATGTTGGTGAAAAAATAAGTACATCAAATAGATCATTTTCTTCACGTTTAAATGAGTTGTAAATAACATCTTTTGAAAATTGTGAAGTAGTAGATGTTAGTGTAGTTACTCGAATTTTATTTCTAAATAACATAGCCTCTAATGATTTAATATAAGTCGTGCTTGTACTACTAATTGTTAACTTTTCACCTGCAATAGCACATTCTAGTATTTCTTTAGTCAAATTGTTTGCGTCCGTGTATGAGATCAATTCACAATCGTCACGGTATTCATTATCAATAGTGATGGTACTATCAGCATTTTTATTCTCAAAGAAAAAATCTTCATAACCTGTTAAGAATGCATCAGCTATAACTACTTTTTTATTAAAGCTTTTAAAGAATTTATTAGTATTCATTACTGATTTATTCATTGAATTTCTTGAATGCAATAATACAGAAACAAATTCATCCATAACTACTACATCAAAATATCTAATATCATATTTCCATAATGAATCATATTGGCAAATTAATGAATCACCGATATGGTAAACGTCTTTATTGTACATTTTAATATTGTATTTTTCATTGAAATCATCCGCAACTGATACGCGATTAGTAACAATTAAAACAGAAATATCATCAAAATGTGCCTCTTTAATTAGATGAGATATGATCGTTGATTTTCCCGTACCCATAGCAGATTTAATCTTCAGTAAAGAACAATCCTTACTATTTAAAAATGTCTGCACACCTTGAAAAATTTCCTCATCAACAGTTAAGTATTTTTGATTTTTCTTGATCACTTGTCCACGCGGTTCACGGTTATAATCTAATATATTGTCGTAATTTATAGGCTTATCCATTAACGCTTTAGATTGTGGTAATTTCTTCACCGTATCAAAAATATTAACAGTTTTCAATATGTTTAAGTGGTTCATTGTAAACGGTGCATTCTTAAACCAAAAATAACCGCCAACGCTTTTAACTTCAGAAAAGTGTTTAAATACCAATGCATGATATTCATTTTCTTCTACATATTCAAAGCCCATACTACTAAAAACTGATAATGCTAAATCTTCAATAGTTTCATAATTACGAACATCGTCTTTAATAATTTCCACAAATTCACGATTAAGCGTTTCACGCAATTTTGTATTATCAGAATTATCAGCAGTTAATAGTTGTGAGTATTCATATGATTCTTTAATTACATTAACTTGATTTTTAAGTTTATTTCTATTAAAGGTATATTTAACTTTATTTTCAACATTGATAAGTATTTTTTCTTTACGAATGGGTGCATTATATGTTGCCATTCTAGACGGTGTAGGTTGTACTATGCAATATTCTTTCAAATCATTATTTAAAGCACATATAGCATATTTGTATTCTGACATCTTAACATCATTACAAAATAAAACACCGATCATATTGAAATTATCAATACCGTTATATGAACTAGATTCACCCAAAATACAGTTGTATTCTTGGAAAAATTCCAACACCTTTTTTTGTGATTTTTTGTTTTTGATTTCGTCAATATCTAAAATGAAGTAATCCACAGTTTTTAAATAGTATGGCAATAGATTATTTTTTCGACGATACGAATGGGTAGGTTTTTCCAATAATCCTAATGGGATGTTAAGAATAAAATTACTAGACATTAATTTGAAAAAATCTAAATTTGTATCTACACTAATATTAGAAAACGTAAATTTGTTGTCATTAGTAGGTGAAATGGGGAAATTGTTATAGCCAGAAGTGGCATTAAAAATGGTGCAAAGAGACATTATAAACCCTCGATTTAAAGAATGGGTAATATAACCATCTAAATGATAACTGTTCTTGTTTACAACTCAACTCGATTTTAAAAAACCCAGTTGAGTTGTAAAAAGTTATATTTCAATAAGTACACTATTACCTTTAATTTTAAAAGTATACTCTTTTTCTCCATAACTATCAAGCACTTCTTTAATTATTTCATCACTATAATTAGTATAAAAATCTATTTGTAGGCCGAACGGTGACGGTGTAACACTTTTGATTTTCATATTATTAGTGCGAAACAATTTAATAAATTCGCTCTGTTTAGTTTCTTCAGAAATTGATTTGATTTTCTTACGGCTGACCATTGCAGTATCAACTTTACTGTCAACACTCGCAATATCAGCCGATACAGTCATTTCATTCAATATCTCTCTAAATTTTACCATTGTTATTCACCAACAAATGTAAATGATTTGATTGATGGATCATCCACTGTATGTAACGGTGAAATACCCATAGCGAAACGGTTAAATATAAAGTACACTGGTTGACCACTTTCAGGATCAACAGAAACTTTAATTTCATCTTGGTATGGTGCAAATACGCCCGCACTTTTACCTTGAGTATATTTGTCGTTTAAGATGATGTAGATATTTTTATCCGTAGCGATTGGATTGATATAAAAATCATGAAGTTCATTACCACCTACATAATAAGTAGTAGTACTTGGTAGATTTTTAGCGAAATTATCGGTGTAACCCATTACGATCGATGCCAATTCATACGGTAAAATGATACTTGCACGGTATGTTTTAACGCCTTTAGTATTCATACTTAACACAGATTTAGCAATTCGCTTAGTTAATTCAAAGTAAGTATCTTTAGCATTTGATGATGTTAACTGTAAAGTCTCATCTTCTTTAACAGCATGTAATTGTAAAAACTCTAAAAGTTTAGTGTTTTTATCGTCATTTGATAGACCGCGTAAAACTTCAGAAATACTTTTAACGCCATTGATACCAAATTGTTTCATGATATCTTCAACAGCTTCAGTTGTAATTTCACTTTTGATAGGTTTACTTGGGTATACTTCTACGTCATTACGTAATAGCACAATACCGTCACCCTCATCATTCTTTTTAATGTTGAAAATTGCACCAGTAGCACCATCAAGTTTACTAGTGAATAGGACACTTTCGGCTAATGACGGAATAGACAATTGTTGGTATAATTCAGGCAACGATAAATTCTGATCTGTAGTTTCAATATTCGGTGCGTTTGGTAGATCACCAGTTGCGCCTTCAATTTGTTCTTCGTTAATAAGTGCTTCAGATAATGCTTTGATCGCGTCTTTTAAATTGGGATTTGTCATGTTTATTATTCCTTGAATGAAAATTCGTTTATATATTTATATAATAAAAAAAAAGTTGTAACCTTTCGATTACAACTTTTTCATAAAGTTGATTAAATTATTTAATTACTTTATCTTCATATGTAATTAATGGTATAGCTTCACGATTTTGAATCGCACTTAATAGTGTATCACCAAATGTATATAAGTAATATAAGTAAGCCCAAAGAATTAACACCGAACCATACGCATCGATCAATGTAAAGATTTCATTACCTGAACCGATAATCACTTGTAATGAAAATGTTGTAAGTAAAAAACCAAGATACAACGCGGTGAATGCTACAGTCAATAAGCGAATGTTAAAATTACACATCGCCAACATAAATTTTTCAGATTTTAACATTTGCTCTTTGATTTTATTTAACATCAATCACGCTCCAACAATAAACATGCTTCATCTACGATTTTAGATTCTTGTAACCATTCAAGAATAACTTCTTCGTGGAATTTTTCTTTTTCGGTTTTCTTTCGATTTTTACGAACAATTGCAAAAATTCGACTTACTAAGCCTACAGCAACACCACCTTCTTTATAGTCGGCTTTTAGTGTTTTAATCTCATCATTAACAAGTTGTTTTTTAAGTTCCAACTCTGCTAATTCTGTAATGAATCTTTCGATTTTTTCTAAACCTTTAGTGTCAGCCTTTAGTGGTTGCTCACCGTCTTTTTCGTACTGTCTCATATGTTCTTCAGACATAATTTACCTCATCAATTTATCATAAAAAATAGTATAATACCCTATGCATTATACTATGTGTTTATATTTATACAATGTAATCTTCGCAGAATTCCTCAAAGTAATCCGTATAAGTTTCAATATTACTGAATATTGAAATTACACTTTCTGCACTTTCTAGCTTGTCAGGATTATCTTTTTGTGCGGTTACACTATTAGATAAATTGAATATTACCGATAATCGATCTTCACAAAATTTAACCGACGAGATTTCATTAACATTAACAAAACCTGTAATTTTACCTAAATACATTGTAGGGTAAAAGACATCTTTAAATTTTTCATCAAAGTAAAGCATATCAACAATTTCGTTGTAATTTTTAGTGTTCGATTTATCGATGTAATAATATCCGCTAAATTTACCAGTACTTTTAGTGGGGTTATCACCTTTAGACCATTGATTTCGCGTTATTGAATGATTGTAATTTAAAACAATACGATCTTTGTATTGTACGTTAATTTTAGAGATATTATCAAAATTGATAACCTCAACTTTATTATTGTGAATAACTTTAATTACTCTTAATTTACTTCTATTGCTCATAATTTATACCTATAGTCGTGTTTTTAATTCGATCTCCGCGAAAATTCCGTGAAAGATGTTAGATTGAACTATATTACCACAATCTAAACCGTTTAGATACATCATATTCATATCTTTTTCAATAATATTAGTAGGTTGGATGTAAACTTTATGACCATCCCTAGTGTATTTAAGGCCATTTGTAAACCCACTTCTATCATTATCTAGTACGAATATTGGATCGCTTAGTTCACGTATTCTATCATTATTTAATTGTGCGCCCATCGTAGCAATGACGTTATAATTGCCAGACGATACCGCAAAAGAAATAGCATCGAATATACCCTCAAAAATATAAACAGGTTTAGTGAAATCAATATTGAACCAATTCCAAACTTTATAACCTATATTAATATCTTGGTTGAATGTCCAAAAATCTTTTTTCTCAATATTACGAGAATAAAAACCATACATTTCATCATTATAATAAAGTGGGATAATCACACACTTACCTAATGGGTATTTCTTATCATCTATTTCTAGATCACCTTTACCGTAATACCAAACACCAAATTTTTCTTGTAATTCGACAGCATTAAAACCACGGCCTTCAATGTATGTTTGAGGTGTAATCTTCTTACTTAATAAATCAAAGTACGGTGATAAATCAAATGTGTTGACAGGCTTAACGACTTCTAATGCGTTTTCAATTTCGTTTACAATCTCATCCTTTATAATACCTTCGATAGTTGGTTCAACTTTCTTTTTCTTGATATTAGAGAATACATCATTACCACTTTCATCATTATTGGTAGATAGATCATCCATACGGTTAGTGAATGTTTCACGCTTATAGTTATCCAATAATGATGGATGAAAATCACGTAAAAACGAATAAACATTTTTATTTTTCACAGAACAATCGCCAGTAAAACAGTTTACATTTGTAATGCCATTTTTGGTGTATAGATGTAAACGTGAAGTATGTTTCCAACGGTCATCGCTTGAACAATGTGGACAACGCGCAGAAATATCCATATCCGTCGTTCGTTTAATACTTTGGCTACCAATAGCTAAAGTGAAGTATTTAATATCTACTGCTTCAGTCATAATTATTCCTATTTAAAGGCGGCTAGAAATCTAACCGCGTATACTACATATTACCAATCAAAAAACGATGCATCAATAGGTTTTTTCAGATTATTGAATAATGTACCAAATTCAACAATCGAACCTGATAAACCATGACTTGCTAAATAAGTATCGACTTTATTTTTATTAAAAGATTTATCAACATTTAAATAATTATCTAAAATCGCATCTTCAATATCTTGTGGGATACCTTCACGCATAACTAATTTGTAGTTTAATTCGTAATTTTCACGATACATTGGGTGACTGTCTAACCATGCATCTAATGAACCCGCTTTTTCGACTTGTTTAAATAGTGTTTTAGCACCAAAACTAGCTTTATGGAAAATATCCAATACGGCAGTATCTTCGCCTTTACGATTCTTTTTAAAGAATGGGAATTTTTCAAAAATTCGAGTAGCATTTTCTTTACCGTATTTTTCATAAAATTCATACGGTTCAAGTACGGCTAAACCCTTCTCTTCACACCATTCTTTAAATTTTGGTGAGAATACAGTACCATCTACAACACGTGGGACATTATCGGTGGTATCACCTAAACACACATGCTCTAATAGCCATTCTTGCATATCTTTGTTCTTGGTTGTTACGTCAATAAACGCTTTAACCTTTGAACTGTATTGAGTTACAAGATTGTCTTCACTTTGTTCTTGAATAAAATCTTTATCGGGTGAATAAATCAACACTTTTTCTTTCTTACCTAAAAGGTATGCCAATACTAAAATGATATCATCCGCTTCACATCGTAATACCGATAATGACGGTAATGGAGAATCAACCATTAACATATCATTAAAATCATCCATATGAGTATAAAACTCATCAAAGTCGATTAGTGATTCATCTTTAAGACTTGAACGGTTTAGTTTATATTGAGGGTAAATATCACAACGCCAATACTTAGAATCTTTATTATCGAATGCTAAATATATTTCCCCGTACTTATTACTGAACTTATCTTTGATCATAGATAATTCTTGAATGATATACATTTGAACATCAGCAATAAATAACGTGGTGTCGTACTTACCATTTTCTTTTAATGTTGGTTGTGTAGAGTGAACGCTTGCATGTAACATGCGGTGCATAATGGAACTATAGTCAACTATTATCATAATTATTTCCTTGAATTTTACATATAAAAAAAGGCTTCGAAAAGCCTTTTTTTGATTAACCTAAATATTACAGGTTATTGATTAAATCTTCAATAGATTCTTCATTACTTTTTGGCTTTTCTTCAGTTTTCACTTCAGTAGTCGCTTCAGTAGTCACTTCTGTTTTAACCGTTTCAGGTGTCGCTTCAGTTTTTACTTCAGGTGTCGCTTCAGTTTTTACTTCAGTTTTCGGTGCATCTTCTACACTTTCACCTAACGTTTTAACTTTCGGAGCAGATTTATTATCAAGAAATTGTACCCATCTTAATTTTTCTTCTAACTTCTCGAACGATAAGAAATTTTTCGGGTCTAATAGACCACTTAGCAAATGTGTATTTTCTTTAATGTCCGTTAAACATTCTTCTACACTATCATAAATAGATGTAACTTCTTGTTTAATTTCGCTTGAATCATAATTCACTTGACCATTCGCGCCTTTACCACACGAAAGTTTGAAACTATGACCTTTTAACGGGTTGAACATTTGTTTAGGAACAGAACCCAACGCAACATCTTGTTCTGAAGGTGTCATAGCGGCTTGGATTTTATCTTTAATCGCACCAGACATTTGCAGTAAGAAAATTTTACCAACATTTTCAGGACATGCAGGGTCAGCAATAACTTTAATATTCGCAACAAATGTTACACCACGACTAAACTTTTTAGCTTCGTCTTTTTCATCGTTATTCCATAATTCAGACCATTTATCTTGGAATGGATCAGGTAAACCGATTGTTTGTGGTGAAAATTCAGATACGAAACGTTTTTTGCCGTCTTTCGTAAAGTTAGAGTTACATTTAAACATACGTTGAATCATACCGCTTTCAGCGTCAGGTA